ATTTCAGGTGCTGCAATAGCCATTCCTGAAAACTTAGCATACCATTCTATACAAGGAGATAAAATAAACTCAAACATTAATGCAAAGGCTCCTACCCAGCCAATTGCTGGTCGCCAGCCACTCACAAATACACTGCGATGGCTGGCTTCTTTAACATTAACATCTAATTGTTTTTCTACAAGTTTTTGTTGAATGCGTTGCATTAAAATCTTTTTATCTAATTTCTCGTCTTCTGAGGTATGAATCTCATCAACAACTTTAGCAATGGTTTTTAAGGCACCGCCTTTACCTCCTAATAAACTGCCGATAAGATTTAACATATTATGCGCCCCCACCAATCATTTTAGAAACAATAAACAAGACAATAATTGCTACAATAGCAGCCTTAATCCAGTCCTTCATTTTCCAGTCCGACCATTCTTTTAAGTGTGACCATAAATCTTTAAGTAAGTTCATATAACCTCCTTTTTTAGGATTGTTAATCTACAGTATGTTCACAATTTTTGCAATCACATGATTGACAAGAACCGCCATTACTACAATGACAGCCATGTCCACAGTTCTTACATTCCATTATTTTAGCCCTTTAAAAGGAACTTTTTTAATTTGCATTTTACTGCGTTGTCCTTTTGGTCCACTACCTAAATTATCTATTTTTGTAGGTCCTTGAACTCTCATTGCTGCTGTAGAAGGGGCATAAGCTTTATTTACTGTAGGTCCTGCATAAGGATTTAGATCATTGGAAACAGTCATTTTTGCATTTGGATATAATTTCCCATTATATAATTTTACCATTTTTTACCTCAATGTATTGTTGGTTTGTTTTCATCTAATTCTTGTAAAGCATGTTCTACAAATAGTAAAGCTTGGTCTTCAGGATATCCTTTTCCAGCAAATAATTCTTTTACTTTTACAACTAATGCTTCTGCCATAATAAGAGCACATTCATGATTATTTACATTTTTGCTAATATATTCATCTAAACTTTTTAAATAAATATCAAATAGCTGTTGTGCACTAATAATTTTATTATCCACCATTTTTTATGTACTGAAATCCTGGACCTTTTGCATCTTTTTTAAATTTTTTCAAATTAACATTAGCTCTTAATTGAGCAATATCTTCTGATGAATCAATTCGAGCCCTATCTATTTCATCCTTTTGTTGTAATTTTTTTTGATCAAATCCTAATCGTTGTTGATCGTACTGAAGTCGTTGTTGATCGTTCATTGCTCTTTGTTGCAGCTCTTGTTGTTTTAAGGCAATAACAGGATCTGGTTCTCCTTCTCCACTTAACTGACTTTGTAATTGTTTTACCTCTTGCATAAATTGTGCCTCTAATGTGGCAATCTGCGATTGTGTCATATCTTCAATGTTTTCACCTTCAGCTACTTGACCCATTTGTTGTTCTGCTTGTTCAATTTGACCAGCTACTGCTTCTTTTGCTTTTAATGTTACATGTTCTAAAATGTGTTTATTTAAATCAACAGCAATTTGTGGCATTAATTGGACAATAGGAGATAAACCAAAAACAATATGAGCTTGAATATGGGCATCATGATTTTGACCTTCGTATGCCTCAATTTTGTCTTGATCAATTAATTTTTGATTTTCTTGTGTTGGGCTCATTGGTTCTGGTTTTTCTAACTTCATAATTTTGTCAATATCTTTAACCCCAAGTGCTTCATACATACGAATGTATGCTTCTTTTACATTATGTAATTGTGGGGCACTGGTTGCTAATTGAAGTTGTGTTTGTGCCAATTGAATACGTTGAGCCATCGAAAATATATTGGGATCAGCAACAGGAATAATATCTACTCTATCATCAAAGTCACTTTGTTTTATAGATCTTTCGCCACCAACAACTGCATACGGATATTCATTTGGTAAACATGTTTGAATTACATTGGCTAATAACTTAAATTCTTTTTGCATAGAGTAATACATTCTTTTGTGAATACTACTCATGATACGCGAACCACGTTCAAGCAATGCAATAGTCGTTCCAACAGGAGCTCCTTGATTTGCATCACCAACTTGCATGTCGGCTACTTGAGCAAAGCGTTGACCTGCTTGTACAACAAATCCTAATAAATTAAATAAGGTGGTAGAAGGTTCCTTATACGGAAGTGGCATTAAACCCTCCCTAATAGCCCCACTCGGGGCATCTACATCTCTAAATTCTCCTGGTTGTAACGGACTATCATTGTCGGCGATCCGTAGACCGCGTGTCTTGAAACCTGCAGGAAGATTAGATAAAGTTCCAGCATCAATCAATTGACGAAGAGCTTGTGTCGCTGTTCGTGATAAACCACCAATTAAATGAATTAATCCAAATCCATAAAATCCTAATCCCGGTAAAAATTTAAAGTGAACAAAATATTGTTTCTTTTTGTATAAAGGATCATCTTCATCATAATTTCTTCGAATAGCTAAAACTTTTCCTGATTGTTCATCCATTGTAACAATGTAGGGAAGTTTAATTTTTGTTTGTTCCCCTTTATCGTCTTTATTTTCATATCCTTCTAAATCTAAATCAACATGCATTTCTAACAAAGTAATCATATAAGATTCCCCTGTTTGTTGAACACCATCTATTTGATCAATTTTTCCTTGAATATTTGCTGAATTATATGTGGGATCTTCGGATGTTGGATTAAGTTCTATGTCTCGGTAAAATCCTGCTACTTGTTTTTTTCGAATATCATTCTCTGATTGTTTTACCACATGAGTAATTCTTTCACATGAATCAAGATCTGTTGCTGTGTAAGGAACAATTAAATCTTCGGCTGGAACAAATTTTGAAACAGCTCGGTCTAGTGTTCCGTCATAATAAACTTTTTTAAATGTTGATCCTGAAAGAGGTAAATAAAATAACATCTGATCAAGCTCTGGTGTATATTCCTCCATTACTTGTGTAATTTGATAATTCATAAATTCTTTAACTCTTTGTGCTTGTTGAAACACTTCGACTGATTCTTTTCCCATGACACGCGTTCTAACCGGTCCATCGGAAGGCATCATTTCTTTAAATGCAGTAGAACTAAATTGTGTGACTGCTTCTGCTAATAATGGATGTGTAACACCGCTTGCTCCACGAAACGGTTTTGTTCTATCATCATATTTAAATCCTAGTAAATCTAATCCTTGAACATAAGTTTGAGACCATTCTTGTCTTGATGATTTATCATTTTCATATTCTTCCATTAAGTCAGAAGAAATACGACCCAGATCTGTATCATCCATGTCTTCTGCCAGGTTTGCAAAAAAATCATCTTTCGCGTTTAACGGTTCATCTGTAATAATAGTTTCCTCAGAAACAATTTCTATATCAACAGGTTCTTCGTTTTGAATTGCATCTTCAATTGTTTCGCCAACAACTGATTGTATTTTTTGATCTATATTATTTTCTGCCATAATTTTTTATACCTTATTCATTGTAACAAATCTAGTCATTAGTAATACTCGGGAGATTGTTCATAGATTGCTTTAATTGGATCTTCATAATCATCCTTTAACGAAATAAAATTTCCTTGACGATAACGCATCATTGCTTGTGTCATGCTGTCAACTAAATCATCATTCTCACCATAAGGGAATGCAGCACATTCTTCAATCATTTCTTCCGAGAACTTCTTATCAGGTGCCCATACTTGTCCAGATTCAAAAATAGGAGAAACAGAATTAACACGAGTTAATTTATCGTTTCCACGTGAAGGAGTATAGGCAACAACAGGAATTCCTACTTGCCGCAGCTCTTGTATTAAGGGCATTCCACTTGCTTTGGCTTCTATAATAATTGTTTCTGGTTCCCAGTATTTATATTGTTCTAAAGCAATTTTTTTTAATTCTGGAAACTCCCATCTTTCTTTTATACAATCTAATAACAAAATATTTTCTCGGTTAAATTCTGTTTTAAAAATTCCCCAGGTACTAATAGCACTAAAGTCAGCAGTTTCTTTTTTACTAAATGCTGTATCATAACTTTGTATAATGTGTATTAATTCAGGTAAATCTTCTTTTTTCCATGTTTTCCACCATTCTCGTTTTATAATAGCCCCTTCTTCGGAAGTTGGTTTTTGTTGATACTGCGCTTCCCATGACATAACAGGTAAATTGGCTTGTATTTTTTCGAGCTCTTCTTTTTTCCAGTATTCTGGCCATATAGGTTTACCACTTGGTAAAATAGCCGGAAATTCTATGACTTCCCATTGATCTGCTTTTGTTTCTGCTTGCTGCTTAATTAATCTGCCAGTAAGATCTCTCTCCGACCACCTTGTCATTACAACAACAATTGCACCACCAGGTTGAAGTCTTTGTCTTGGTCCAGATACATACCATTCAAATGCATTATCAAAACTTGTTTCTGTAATACTTTGCTCAGAATGAGGATCATCAATAATTAATAGATCTGCACCACGACCTGTAATAGCACCACCTATTCCTGCACCAAAATATTCTCCCCCATGATTTGTTTCCCATCTTCCTGATGCTTTTGAATCTGCTCGTAAATGAACACCTTTAAAAATTTTTCTATATTCTTCATCATCCATAAGGTTTCTCATTTTTCTACCAAAACGATAAGACAGTTCTGCTGTATGTGTTGCTTGAATTATTTTTGTTTTTGGTTTTTTACCCATCAACCAGGCAGGAAACAGGTAAGAAGCAAATTCTGACTTGGTGTGTCTTGGAGGCATATTAACAATTAATCGCTTTAACTTTCCAGCAGCTATCTCTTCAAACTTTTTAGCCATTATATTGTGATGATATCCATCAATAAACTCGGGCCACACCTTTTTAACAAAATGCATATAACTATCTTGAGCTGCATTGTTGTCATCATGCATGGCAATAGCCAACATTAGCCTTAATTCTTCATCCGAATACTTTTGAAATTTATTATTATTGGTTTCCATTGGGACTCCTAAACACTTTTACACTACAAAAAGGGGTATACCCTAGAAAAATCGTTTTCATATGAAAAATTCATGGCTGAATATTTAAAACTCGATCGTAATCTCTCTCCTGGATTCCTGTCTAAAATTTTAAGGGGGTCATAATCGGCGGAAAACCGCCATTTTTTTCATATTCTCTAAGTACCTAGCCATTATTCGTGGTTTGTGGCTAATTTCTGGGGTTTTTTGGGATCTGTTGCGATAATTAAAGTTATTGTTCCTTATAATTGGCTGATTTCTGGGCTTTTCGTGGTTCGTGAACCATGAACCAAAGTGAAATAACTACATATAGTAGGCCAACTATTCGCCATTGATGGTTCATTTAAGCCATTTATGGCTAATTCCTTCGATAACCTTCCCTCAAACAAATATACATTGTTTGGGGGAAGGTTATTCGCATATTTCAAAGAATGAACAATAATATAATTTGATTTACTTTCATTCCATAATTTTAAATTAGTGGATATTTGAAAAGGGGAAAGATTAATTTTATTTCCTTTTGCAATTTTAGTTTCAATAAAAATAGTATCCATATTTGACCCAACACCAATAAGATCTGGAAAGCCATTTAATGTCGTTGTTTCAATTCTATAAAAAGAATAAAAATTTATATTTTTCCTAATTAATTTAATAAAGTTTTTCTCTAACATTTTGTCCGGTTTTTGGCTTATTAATTTTAAAGTATTGGGATACTATTTTTTTTCTTCTTCTTTTATTGGTTCATGTTCGATTATGTTTTCTTCACCAACAATATTAATATTTTTTTTCTGTAATTCTGATAATTGTTTTATTAATTCTTCTCTAGGCAAATTTTCAACAGCACTCTCTAAACGAATTGTCGGATCATATAAGCCCCCAACCTTCCCTCTTAATTGTTCAGCATTAATAGAAGCTGAAAAATGTTTTTCTTCTTCTGCTTTTCTTCCAAGTTCATCAAGTCGTGAAAGATGTTTATCCATATTAACCGAATATTTATCTTGCATTTCTTTCTTCATGTCTTGGATTGCTTCGGCAACTAATGGGTATTTATTGGGCTGTTGTAATTCATAAGCCATTTTTTTAGATACTGCTTCAGAATACCCAGATTTTCTGGCTGACTCTGTGGCCGATTGCAAACCTAGTAAAGTCTTTGTTGCAAATTCATAAACAAATCTTAATTGTTTAGGTGTTAATTTTTTTGATCTTCTTCCGTCTATTATTTGTTTTTTCATAGCAGTATTATTTTAATTTAATTATCATTTTTGTTTTTTGGTTTAAAGAAAAAAATTCAAGTATTGAGCCAAAGTAAAAAAATATATTACACTACTAGTGTAATATATTACACTACTAAAAATTGACTAGTGTAATACCTCTAGACCTTATGAGACAACAAAAACAAGCAAACTATTACACCTACTACAGAACTTTTTTAAATAAAAAAAAATTTTTTTTCGAATACCCCTAATAAGTGTAATAGTGTAATAAATTTTGTTAAGGTCATTCATGAGCTGCGGAAGGCCATTTTAAATTTTTTGTTTTTACTATGAATAGAAAACACCAAAAAGGTTTTATTAATCACTTAAAGGCCATTCAATGGCTAACTAAAAAAGGTTATTTTATTTTTGATAATATTTCTGGTTTAGGGTGTTGTGATGTTATTGCATTAAACACGGACGGCGAAACATTACTAATAGATATTAAAACAGTAACAAGAAGAAAGGATAAATCGATTATTAATCGAGTTCCAACAAAACAACAAAACAAGATGAAAGTTAATCTTTTAATGGTAGATGAAAAAGGGAATTGTAAATTTATTAAATGTAAAAAATCATAAGGTATAAACATAAGGCCAACACCTTAAAACCTCACTCATGGTCAAATATGAGCTTTTTTTGAAAGCCAAAACATTAAAAAAGGGGCTAAAAAGCCCCTTTCATAAAAAAAGATTAAATAAAGGATATTCTATATTTTTTTAAACCCTTCTATTTTTATTCCTTCATCAACTAAAATACTTAACTCATATTCCATTACATGATATGAACACATAGTCCAACAATCATTCATATCATGATCATGAACTTGATCTGACAATTCATCTAATTTATTTTGTCTTTCATCATGACTAAAAAAACTTTTTGAAAGCCATACTTTGTTTTTTTCATCAATCATTTTATATTTTTTTAATGTTTGTTTCTGTTTCCTCTTGATGTGAGTGTCTTATATTATCTTCCTTAAAAGCCATCTCAAGAGCTTCTTCCTTATTTCTTCCCTCTACAACATTAAAATAATCGGTTTGAAGATAAGTTTGCTCAATTTCATAATTAAACAATAAATCAG